CGGGTCGCCGTCGACCGGGTCGAGCGGCAGCGAGTCGATCTGCGCGAACGTACCGTCGGAAGCATCCGACTGCTGGATCAGCGCATCCGTCCACGGCACGTCGTCGTACCTCGCTGGCGGCGTGTAGTCGACGAATGAGAAGACGGTCGCCATCTAGACGCCCTTGGACGTGTTCTTCGTGATCTTCACCTTCGCCTTGCCTGACGCCGCAGTGGTCTGCGGGGGTGGCTTTGCTGCCGTCAGGAGGCCGGACAGATGGTGCGCGTGAGTCGAGTCCGGCGTCTCATCGTCCGCGTTGTAATGGCCCTTCTCGCGGCGCTCCCTGTACGGCGTCATGTCACTTGCCCTTCTGCATGACGTGCGGCTTCGGAGCGGCCTTCGGCTTGACCTTCTTGATCGGCATGAGTCCCTTGACGTTCGCTGACGTTGTTGAGGACGGCTGCGGATAGGACATCTCTGTCTCCTTTCAGTCGGGAGGCCCAGCCGGATGACTGGGCCTCCCGTTCCCCTCTTTGCCTCTCGGCCCTTACGAGCCGGCCGAGATGAGCGCGAACGAGCCAGGGTCGACCACGACCGGCTTGAACGCTCCGATCAGACCGACCTCGAGGCCACCGATGGCAGGCTCCACGACGCGGAGCTCGACCGGCGCACCGGGCGTCTCAGCGGTCAGGAAGCCTTCCAGGTCGCAGACGAGCGCCGTGCCCGAGTCGAGTCCCCTCGACACGATCACGTTCAGCGGACCGATGTTCTGGCCGTTGACGCTGATGAAGATCGGCTGCGGGGTCGACGTGAGGCCGATCAGGTACCCGTACACGTCCGGGGCGAGCAGGATCGTGTCCGCGATCCGGTGCGACTCGGCGTACACCTTGGCGTAGCCCTCGCCCACTGCCTTCAGGAAGGCGGTGAAGTCCGAGGAGCCCATGGTGAACACGTCCGAGATGACGTTCGTGAAGCCGTCGTCGATGACCGCGTCGGCAGCAGCCGTCTCGGTCTTCAGCGCGTAGTCCGCTGCGACGAGGTCGAACCAGAGCTGGAGCGCGTCCGGCGTCGACCAGTTCAGCGCCTGCCACGACAGGTCGCCGCCGCCGAGATAGGTGACGGCAGCTGCCGTCTCCATCGCGACGATCATCCCAGTGTTGCCGGCCTCGGTCTTCTCAGTCGTCTGCTTGGCGACGACGGGCCGCTGGGTGACCTGCGGGTAGGTGATGGTGCCGCGCACCAGACCGGTCGACGGAGACGCCGCGACCAGCGGACGGCTCTTGTCGATGATCTGGAAGATCTGCGCGATGTGCTCCGGGGGGTTGAGGCCGGCGACGTTGCTCGAGAGCGTGTTCGCCGGCGTCCTCGCCTTGAGCAGCTGGAGCCGCTCGCGAGCCTTGAGGGTGACCTCCTCGCCACCCGCCTGGTTCGCGATCTTGCTGCACTCGGGCGTCCCGCGCGTGAGGATCACGTCGCGAGCGTAGGCGGCGAAGTCGCGGTACACGATCTGGCCGTCCTCGCCCTCTTCGATGGTGCCGTCCGAGCCGGCCATCTTGCGACGAAGGTCCGCCGCCGTCTCGATGGCCTGACGCGTGTTGATGATGTCCGCCGAGAGCGTCTCCGTCTCGGCGTCGATGACCTCGACGCGCTCGCGGTACATCTTCTGATGCTCCTGCTCCGTCTCCGACAGAGCCTTGTCCTCACGCGAGTTGATGCGGCCGTTGAGTGCCTCGACCTTCTCCGTGATGACCATGCGCTCGTCGAGGAGCGTCTCCAGGCGGATCTCTGCCTGGGTGGTCGTTGCCGACATTTCCCTACACCTCCGAGATTGACGTTTTGGTTCCGCGGCGGGTGTCGAAATCGGGGGTGCCGACTAGCTGAGTCGGGGTGCCCGTTGGCTCGAGGTGCGCCATCTGCGGTAGGCAGTTCAAGATCTTACTGACCGGTGCTGCTGGATGTGAAGGACGCGAGGATCTTCTCGAGCTTCGACTTCGCGCCATCGCGCTCTGCCGGGGTCGCGTCCTGCGGGTTTCCCTTGCCGATCTCCGACAGGGCGGCACGGACTCCGTTGACGTTGATCTCGCCGGACGGCTCCTTGTACGGGAGATGGCAGAGGTTCTTCTGCTTCGGCTCACCGGACGGGTTGCTGTCGATGGCCGAGGCCGAGCAATACGCCTCCGCGGTGTCGAACCGGGACGCGGATCCGTCCCACGGCGACTCCGTGTAGGCGCGGGTGAGCAGCTTCGCCATGCCCTCAGGAAGGTCGATGCCGAGCTTGACGCACCGCTCGAGCAACGCCTGATTGACCGGCGGCAGCATCATCTCCTCGTCCTCCACGATCTGGTGGCCCTCGCGAAGAGCGAGGATCTCCGCTCCTGTGTACGCCGGCCCGAGCGCGAGCGCGACCGAGTCGAGGTGGGCCTTGACCCGCGACATGATCCCGTCCTTGGTGCGGACGGTGCGGATCGGGATGAACTCCGCGGACACGCCGTCGTAGCCGCCCTCACGGGTGAGTTCCAACGCGGTGTCCGCCTCGGGCGTGTTCAGGAAACGGAAGTCGGCCTCGTACCCGCCGTCCTCCTCGCGCAGGCTCACGCCCTTGCCGACGACACTCGCCATCGGAGAACCCCGCTTGCCCGTCGCGAGAACCTCTTCGTCGTGGATCGCACGAAGCCGGATCCGGTGGGCGGCGTTCTCCTGGGCCTTGAACGCTCCGCGCACGAACTGCTCCCTGTACGGGCGGAAGTCGGGAGGATCAGCGACCGTCGCGACCTCGTTGAACGGGACGACCCGGACCGAGAGAGTCCGGCCATCCAGGGACTGGGACTCCACGGCGAACGTGCGGACGAGAACCTCGCGTCCACCGTTCTCCACGGAGGTTTCCTCCTGCACTTCGTCGCTCATCTATTGCCTCCTAGGACGGTCAGACGTGGTGCCTGACTTTGTTGCGCCGGCGAGGCGGATGCCACCGCTGGAGCTTCTGCCTGCGACGGCGCTGCCGTCGATGCGTCCTGCTCGACCGCCGCTGCCTGGGGGTCGTCCTCCTCGGTCGCCACAGGAGAAGCCTCCTGGGCGGTGTTCTGCGGTTCGATCTGCAGGAAGGTGTCGGTCGCATCGAACCAGCACCACTGTCCTGCCGGCAGGGCCTGAGCGGTGAGCGCGTCGGCCAACTCCTTAGCCGACGGGCGAAGCTCGAAGCGCCACCACATCTCGCCCAGCATCCCTGGGTTCTGATACGTCATCCCCCAGCGGATCGCCATGTTGAGCAGGACGGCAGGAATGCCGAACGCAGCTGCGAGGGCGAGCGCGTTGAATTCTTGCGTCTCGAGGAGCGCCATGTCCTTCGGGCTCCACGACAGCGTCTCGAAGTCGAGGCCGTACGGCAGGACGGGCGGCGCACCGTTCCGATTCTGCGTCTTCTCCTGCCATTGATCCTGCAGGTTGCCGGCCTGCTTGTCGGTCAGCTTCCGGTTCTCGTCGGTGACCTTCAGCGACACCTTGGGGATGCCGCCCTGGTTGACCTCCATCGCCTGATTGCCTGCCGCGAGCAAGCCCCAGGCCAGCTGGGCGTAGGACCGGATCGCGCTCGTCCCGTGCGCCAGCCAGCCGTCGCCGCAGTCGCGGTCGATCTGGATGACATCCTCAGGGTTGAGCCACTGACCGCCGACCGGGTACTGGCGGTAGCCGTTCTCGTCCCACATCGGCTCGCAGCGAGCGGCCGGGATCCGCGTGAAGGTCCGCGGGTAGCCGTCCGAGTAGCGCGAGGTGACGTAGAGCAGGCACCAGCCCCAGCCGTAGTAGTCGCGCATCAGCGCCTTGATCATCGAGCCGATCCCGTTCGGGTAGTACAGAGGGTCGGGGTTAGACATCCAGGCCGGCTCAGTCACCGTGGTCGCGTTGCCAGGGTTGAAGCGCAGCGGCATCGACGCGATCTGCTGCGAGTTCATCTGGAGACAGCGGTTCGTGATCCAGGTCCTGTCCGCGAGCAGACCGTTCCCCGGCCAGAACATCTGGCCTGCGGCGTTGAGCCCGTTCTCGGTCCACCACGCCGGGATGATCGTGTTCCAGAGGGACATGCGAGTCCCCTCGAGCGGCTGCACGTCACGGGCGAGGATCTGGCCGGCGGCACCACGACCAGCCCGAGCCAGCGCGGCAGAGACGGGAGATATGCGCTCGAGCAGACTCATCGACGCATCCTCTCAGCGACCTGGGCCGCGACGAGGAAGCTGAGGCAGACGACGACCCAGCCTTCCGTCTTCCAGACGCCGCCCCAGATGGCGTCCACGACTCCGACCAGTCCTGCGCCGAACGAAACCAGGAGCAGTCCCCTCACCATCAGAACGGAGCTCCTGGGTTTCTGCGACGCCAGAACCAGCGCGGGACGCGCACCCACTTCCCGACGACCGGGATCGTCGCGTAGTACCTGATCGGCATCAGAAGATCACCATTTCCTCTCGATTCGCAATGTCACGGTCGACCGCTGACCATAGGGCAATCGAGCAGGCGATCACCGGGCCGGGATCCGTCTTCGACTTCGACCTCGACCACGCCCAGCGGTCGACGAGCGGCCGGGTACGAGCTCCACGCACCGAGGTGTTCAACTCCTCCTGGCCGAGGTGGACCATGTCGTGTTCATCGATGGCGTTCGCGAACTGGCCGCAGGCGTCCGCGTACTCGCCGGTCTTCATGCGCCGGACCTTCAGGCCCGTCTGCTCCTCGACCTTGGCGGCAATGGCGTTCGCGGGACCGAACCCGTCGCAGATGATCTGCACCACTTCGTGGCTCTCGCACAACTCGAGCATCCTCTCGGGCACCCAGGCCGTGCCGGCGCGGCTGTTGACCACCTCGACGTGCAGCTTGCGCCTGCGGTTCAGGCCCGAGGCCGAGATCGTGGTGCGCCGCCCCGGCGAGATGTCGAAGGCGAGGCAGACCGGATCCTCCAGCACCGAGCCCTCGTCCTCGCAGTCCGCCCACGCCTCGAGCGAGATCTCCGAGTTGCCGATCAGGTCGGTGTCCGGGTAGTCGCCCACGTTCAGGAGCTCCGTCATGAACTGGCGTCC